AAGGTTGCCACTAAGTATGTTGAGGATCTGCATGGCAGTGAGCAGCCTGATGACTTGTGGCGTGATTATTGGGAGATTGAGGGGCGCATTTTGGCTCAGAAGGTGGGTAAGTGATGGCTAGGCCCAGGTTGGGTGAGAGGCGTTTGACTCAGACTTCATTTCGATTGTTGCCTTTGGAGCTTGAAGCAATAAAGGTTGCGGCTGAGCGTGATCTGAAGCCTACAAGTAGTTGGATTCGGTTAGCGGTGCAAGAAAAACTAGAAAGGGATAACAATGGTTAGCTTCAATTTGGCGGATTATGAAACTGTTGAGGAGCGTATCAAGCGCTTCTATAGTGACCATCCAGATGGCAGGATTATCACTGAGAATGAGACCCTGCCTGAGTATCGGACTGAGAAGCTTTGGGTGGTGAAGTCGCTGGTGTTTTTCTCTGGTGAGGATCTCGAACGCGGTTGCCCTAAAGCGACAGGGCTTGCGTATGAGGTGGACAGTGCTAGTGGCCCACAGAAGTCATCAGCCCTCGAAGTGTGCGAGACCAGCAGCATAGGCCGCGCCCTCGCTAATGCAGGCTACTCAGGGAACAAGCGTGCCTCGCGTGAGGAGATGGAGAAGGTGCAACGGTTCGAGAAGGCAGAGAAAGCACGCGAATGGGTTACGGAAGCTAAACTGCTGACCGATAAAGACCGGCTGCGGTTGCTGTGGGGTGAAGCCTCGAAAGCTGGGGCACCACAGGATGTGCTTGACCAGGTGAAGGCGCACGCTGAAGCGCAGGCAGGTGATAAGTAATGCTAATCGCTGAGATTGTGCAGGAGATTGCTGAGCTGACTGTGGAGAACCGCAAGGGGGTGGAGGCGCTGTTCTCTGCTGAGTCTCATTTGGCTGACTGTGAGAAGGCTTTGGATACGGCTGAGGCGAGCGCGTTTCTTGCTGGTGCTGGGTCTGTTGCTGAACGGCAGGCGCGGGCAAAGTTGGAGTGTGCTGAGATTCGGTTTGAGCGTGACCTTGCGAAGGCTCAGGTGAACAGGGTGCGCACTAAGTTGCGGGTGATTGAGTCTGCTTTGATGGCTCAGGCTACGATGTCGAAGCTGATGCAGGCTGAGATGAAACTCTAATGTTGAGGGCTTTCATGGATCACCACCGCTTGACAGGTGCCCTGATTATCTTCTTCTACATGCTCGCGCCGATGTTGGTGAGCTTGAACGGTAGTGAGGTGGTGCGGGGTTCTGGCGGCCCTGCTGGGGAGCCTGTGCCTTATGTGCAGATTGACGGGCTGGAAATTCGCGGGGTGTCTGTGTTCAGTATGGATACGGGTGAGGGGTTGGTTGTTACTAGCCGGTTCGAGCAGGCTGTTCAGCGCCCTAACTTGCTGAACTATGCGCACGCAATGTTGCCTGTCCATGACCCTGAAATCAGTAGCGATTTTGGTTGGAGGGTTCCGCCTTGTGGCGCTTGCAGTAGCGATCATCAGGGTGTGGACTTTGTGCCTGGGGAGGGTAAGCCGGTCATGGCTATCTTGAACGGTGTTGTGGCTGAGGCTGGGATCAATCAGGGTTACGGGTACTGGGTGAAAATAGAACATATTGTGCCGATAACCGAGGGTGAGGTGGAGCGTTGGGTTACTGTTTACGCTCACCTGAAGGCGGGGTCTATCCCTGATGATGTGCGTGTGGGGGCGAACGTGGCTCGCGGTCAAACCCTCGGGGCGGTAGGAAGCACAGGGGTTTCTACAGGGCCACACTTGCACTTTGAGTTGCACATTGATGGGGTTGTGGTGGATCCGCTGCCGATTATCTCGCAGAGCCAGAGTGTGCGGGGTTCTGAAGTGTCCTGGGGTTAGGGGTCATTGTGACAGTACGGCATCAAACAGATTTGTTTGCGCACAGCTTCAAACGGGGGGCGCATACTATTTGCAGGCTGTTTCCGCTTGTACGCGCCGATGCAGGGCTGCCTGGAAGTGACTTAGGTAGACTGTAAACATGGCGATCCCTAAGAAGGTTCTGAAGCAGGTGCAGGAGCGTGACCAGTATTGCTGGCATTGCGGGCGCGAGGATGACCTGGTGCCACACCACAGGATCAATCGGGGCATGGGGGGTTCAAAGCTCCTCGACATCCCTGAGAACTTGATGATGGTGTGCGGGCAGTACAACGGGGACATGGAGGGGAACGCTACTGTGGGCGGTAAGGCTCGGGGGTGGGGGCACAAACTGTCTGTGTGGGAGTCACCTGAACATCCTGTGTTTGATTGTGTGGCGTTTAGGTGGTGGGTGTTGCTGCCGAACGGGTGGAAGATAACGGTGCGGGATGGTCAGGAGTTTTGATCACGCTATCGGGTGTAGGGTGTTTGTATAACTGAAAATTGAGATGGCCCCCCGCGAGGTGGAGCAGGAGGCCATCATGAAAACCGATGATAAGAGCATCGGCTAGTCACAAGTCTAGCCGGTAGAAGGGCTAGACAATGGACACACAACCAGGCATTTACAGGCCAGAGTTCCCGATGGATGGGAACTTCACAATGGTGCCTAACTCGCTAATCCGTAATGACGAGCTGCCACCTATGGCAAAGATGTTGCTGATCTATCTGCTCAGTCACAAGATTGGGTATCAGATACTTGATGAACAAATCATGCGCGAGAGCGGGCTCGGTAGGGCCGCGTTGCGTACCGCTCGGAAGCAACTTGAGGGGCTCGGTTTCATTGACCTTGTGCGGGTTCGCCATGCCGATATGAGCTTGGGTGGCTACCGTTATGAGTTGCAGGATGCCAGAGGTTGGTTCTCCACTGTGGCTCAGTCCACTGTGGCTCAGTCCACTGTGGCAAACCCACCTGACAATAGAAAACTAATTCCTAATAAAACTAAAGTTAAGAAGAACAAGCTAGAGAACACTAGCGAGAGCCCCTTCAATCAATTTTGGGCTGTATACCCTAAGACCGCTGATAAGCCTGCGGCGGTTAGAGCTTTTGAGAAGGCTATTAGGCGTGTGAGCTTGGAGACTCTGCTGGATGGTGCAAAGAGGTATCGGGATGATCCAAATAGGGATGACGGGTATACCAAGAATCCTGCGACTTGGTTGAATGCTGATGCTTGGGATAACCCTCCTGAGCCTGTGCGGGGTCGTAAGCTCACTAACGCTGAGAACGCTGCCCTACTTGCTCAGAGATATCGGGGCCAGGATGAGGTGAAAGCTATTGAGTCTCCTGATGTGGACTTTGGTGGCATGTTGAAGGGGGTGCGGTGATGGATCGTGGTGAGGTTGCGACTTTGTTGGCAATGGTTTCTTCGCTTGATCGTCAGCCTGTGGATGAGGGGATGGTGGAGATGTGGTTGCGGGTTCTGGGGGAGTTTTCTTTTGAGCAGTGTGAGGCCGCATTGATTCCTGCTTATAAGGAGTCGAGGGCTGGCTTTGTGACTGCTAAGGCTGTGTGGGAGGTTGTGCGGCGTGATGGTGTTGCGGTGATGCCTCGGGCGTGGGTGGAGGAGTTGCATGGGATGGGTGAGCATTGGGAGTGCCGGCCTGGGGAGTTTGGTTGCAGGTAGTTGCAAATTCTGTGTATATGGTATACAGTATGAGTATCAGCCAAACGAAAGGGAAACCAATGAACACCACACAGGAAATCAGCAACCTGGCACAGGTCAGCATTGACCAAGCAACAGAAATCCACGATGTCCTTCTCAGCGAAGCACTCCTCGACTTCTCGCAAGCCACCACACGCGAGTTCAAGAACGCAATCAAGCTCGCCACCTTGTTCATCAATAACGGTAGAAGCTGGGAATGAAAATCGGTTCACTGTTCTCTGGCTATGGCGGTCTTGATATCGCTGTGGCTAAACAGTTCGATGCTGAGGTTGTCTGGCATTGTGAGTGGGAGGATGCGCCTTCTAAGATCCTTGAGGCGAACTTCCCTGGGGTGCCTAACTATCGTGACGTGAGCAAGGTGGATTGGGCTTCTGTGGAGCCGGTGGATATTCTCACGGGCGGGTTCCCTTGCCAGGATGTGTCCCAGGCGGGGCGTAGGGCTGGGCTTGCCTCGGGTACACGATCAGGTTTATGGAGTGAGTTCGCTAAAGCGATTGATGTGCTGCAACCTAAATGGGTTGTGATTGAGAATGTGAGGGGATTACTAAATGCTAAAGCTAATAGCGATGTGGAACACTGTCCGTGGTGTATGGGAGAAACCGGAAACGGACAACCTCATATGCGGGCACTTGGAGCTGTTCTCGGGGACTTGGATGACCTCGGGTACGATGCGGAATGGCGTGGTGTTCGAGCTTCCGAAGCAGGGGCACCCCACCAGCGTTTCAGGGTTTTCATCCTCGCCTGGAGGGGGGGGAGTGAGCGTGCCAACGCCTACAGCAAGTGATTCAATGTTTGAGGGTTTGCAGCGGGCTTGCACTACGGAGTCACCTAATCGTGGCGTGAGTTTGCCTTTGTGGGCTAATCGCATTGAGTTGTTGCGTACTCCTAAAGCTAGTGATGGTCAGGGTGGAGCTTTGGGTGAGGCTGAGGCGTTGAAGCGGGGAAACTCGGTTGGGATTAGGGATCAGGTGATGGATTTGGTTGCCGGTCAGGGCCATAAAGTAAGTCGTGCAGACTCGCCTTCACCAGCAACTAAGGATTCTGTCACGGGTTCTTCGGAGTGGGGAAGGTTTGGGCCTGCTGTGAAACATTGGGAGGAAGTGACGGGGATGGAAGCCCCTGCACCTACTAAGCCTGATGGTAAGGATGGGGCGCACAGGTTGTCTAGCAAGTTCACTGAGTGGATGATGGGGTTGCCTGAGGGTTGGGTTACTGACCTGGGGTTGTCGCGTAAGGATGAGCTGAAGGCTTGCGGCAATGGTGTCGTTCCTCAGCAGGCTGAGTTAGCGTTACGGTTACTAATGGAGGGGAAGAAGTGATGGAGCCGGTTGTTGTTGTGGGTGGGGCGCGTGTGTTTTTGGGTGACTGTAGGGATGTGCTGAAAACCTTGCCTGATAACAGTGTGGATAGTGTTGTGACGGATCCGCCTTATGAGTTGGGGTTCATAGGGAAGTCGTGGGATTCTTCGGGGATTGCTTATGATGTGACGGTGTGGGCGGAGTGTTTGCGGGTGTTGAAGCCTGGGGGTCATGTGTTGGCGTTTGGTGGGTCGCGTACTTGGCATCGTTTGGCGGTGGCTGTGGAGGATGCTGGGTTTGAAATCCGTGACAACATTGCGCGATTCTATGGTGACCCTCACTATTGCGGGTGCGAGTTCCCTGAGCCTCAGATGGTAAACTGGTCTTATGGAACAGGTGAACCGCAGGCCGAACACGGAGTGCGATCTGTGCGCGACACCGATATATCGCCGACCCTCGACGTTGAAACTGAACGCGGGAAAGTATTGCAGCCGGTCGTGTCGGAACAAGGTTTATCCAGCACCAAGCGGGCCGAATCCTCGCAAGGGTATGAAAATGGAAAAGAATCCAGCCTGGAAGGGCGGGGTGACGTACAAGCGACCGAAGGGGAACTATACGGGGGTCAAGTACGTTCGAGCGCCGGAATGGGCGAAACCGATGGCGCGGAAGGACGGCTACATCATGGAGCATCGTTTGGTGATGGCTCAGATGTGCGGGTTTCTTTTGACTCGGACGGAGGTGGTGAATCACAAGGATCACAATCCGGCGAACAATCACCCGTCGAATCTGGAGTTGTATCCGACGAACGGGGATCACAAGCGGGGAGAAGTTGGCCGATTTGTGCCAGGTGTGGCAAACCGGTTCAGCCGACGAGCAGCGCCAACCTTGCCTGGGTGATGGGCAGCGGTTTCCCTAAGTCGTTGGATGTGTCAAAAGCGATAGATAAGGGACAGGGTGTGAATCGTGACCGTCAGTTGCAGTTCACGGCATGGATGCGCTCGACGGGAATCACAGCGGAGCAAATAAACGAAGCAACGGGGACGGCAATGGCTTCGCACTATCTGACCGAAAAGAGCCAGCCTGCAATTGCCACGGCTGACCTATTCGATAAATTGCGACCCTACTTGCCTGAAGTGCCTGAAGCGATTGAACGCCTTGTGGCGGAGCGTACTGGGATTGAATGGACTGCGTATAAGCAGCGTGAAGTGCTTGATTCTAAATGGAGAACTCCAAGCAATAAACCAGAGTTCGCAACCCAATGGGGTTTCGGCGCTAAGTCTGATGGAAACTACGACATCACAGCACCTTCAACCCTTGAAGCTAAAGCGTGGCAGGGGTGGGGTACTGCGTTGAAGCCTGCGTTTGAGCCTGTTGTGGTGGGGCGGAAACCGTTTGGTAAAGGTGTGACGGTTGCGGAGAATGTGCTTGCTTGGGGTGTGGGTGGGTTGAACATTGACGGCAGCAGAATCGGCACGAGCAAAAGAGTCCCATCCTCTCCAGCTAAAGCGAATGACAGCATTGGCACTTTCAAGATGAAGGATAGGCATGATCAAAGTAGCGGCTTCGATCCCAACACGGGTCGTTGGCCTGCGAATGTGATTCTTGATGAGGTGTCGGCTGGGTTGCTGGATGAACAATCAGGGGTCAGCACAAGCGGCAGTAGTGGCGTTGTTAGAAAAGCTACAAGCTACAATGCAAACACTTACGGTAAGGGCATTGGGAAAGTTTCTGGTCAGATTCGAGGTGATTTTGGTGATTCTGGTGGGGCTTCACGGTTTTTTTATGTGGCTAAGGCTTCTAAGCGTGACCGCAATGAGGGGTTAGAGGAGCTGGAAACAATAGAGCGAAAGCGCACAATGTCAGGCGGCGAGGACACAAGAGGAAGGCCCGTTCCCGTAAACAACAATTTCCACCCCACGGTCAAACCCACCGCGCTAATGCGTTACCTCATCAAGCTTGTAACACCACCTGGGGGAACAGTGCTTGACCCGTTTACGGGTTCAGGGTCTACTGGTAAAGCGGCATTACTTGACGGGTACGACTTTGTGGGTGCAGAATTGACTGAGGAATACTTGCCGATTATTGAGGGCAGGTTGCGTTGGGCTATGGAGCAGGAGGGGGAAACTGATGAGCGCTTATTCTGAGAACTTTTGGGCTGAGGAAATGGCTATCAATTTAGAGGAGCTGGAAACGGAAAGGCCAACACACCCTTATCAGGTGAAACTGAGGCGCAAGCAGAACAGGAAGGCTGATAAGTATTGGGCTAACCATAGGTTCCTTGCACAGTATGAGGTGCCTCGCTCGATGATTCCGCCAGTGAAGCAACCGGAACACGTTGAGGTGAAACGCGAACCAGAGATTCAGCAGGCTCCTGTCAAATCGCGTAAAGTTAGGGGCTATGAGTTCACTGATCGGCAACTCGAAATCGCTGCGGGTGTTTTAGATGCCCAGGATTCAGTGCGAGCGTTGCGGGTTTGAATGGGATCTAAACAGCACGCGACAGAAAACGGTTTTGTGTGTTTCTTGTAGGGCACGAAAGGTGCAGACGGTTCACACGAAGAAGGGCAAGTGTTTGCCCTGGCATGGTGGGTTCGCTAAGGATGATGTGACACCGCTGGATGATGATGGGCGGCTGGTGTTGCCTGGTGTCAGAGGTTGTGGGCATAATGATTGCGTGAACCCGTCACACATTATCAAATGGGAAGGGAATGAGAATGGTTAAGAATGAGGCTTTGATTGAGGTCACTGGGTGGCTGAATGATGTGAAGCAGTTTGATTGGGGTGTCGCGTTGAAGGTGGGCGTGGATGTTCGCAAGAAGAATCACCAGGATGAGTGGGAGACGGTGGATAAGACTATTTATGATGTGACTACTGATGAGGTGCCTGATGTGGAGGGCGCTAAGCAGGTCACTGTGACGGGCCGGATCACGGGCACTAATACTTTCACTAAGCGTGATGGGTCTATTGGTGCAGCGGTGAAGGTGCGTGCTACGAGGATTGTTTCGGTGGGTGACAAGGTGCAGGAGGCGGCGATCATGGAGCAGTGGCCTACGGCGAAGATTGGTCAGGGTAAGCCTGTGGATGAGAACACCCCGTTCTAATGTTTGGGTTTCTGATTCTGGGCGGTATGGCTACTCTTTACTTTCTGCTTGCTCGGGAGGCTGAGGGGTTGCTTGCCGGTTTCGGGTTTGTGGTGTCTGCGGTGTTGTATTTGTTGGCGTTTCTGAATGTTGTGAGGCCTAAAAAATAGTTTGAGAAAGTTTGTGTTTTGGCCTGCATACTTAGTGCGTAGGGTATACACTCATCACATGAACAAAGAAAGGGAAGTCAAAATGACTATCACAGAAATCCAGCACAAAGACATCACCCGCACCTACAACATCACGGGGGTCAAGCGGGAAACCGTTGAGAGCTTCTGGCAATACCTGGTGGATCACAAGGTCATCAAGTCGTTTCAGATTGCCTAGCCTCTAGAGCAGTCAAGGCAGACCCCCTCAGCCGAGGGGGTTTTCCTTTGCCCAATACTAATGAGAACCGTTATCATTTTGATAGCATAGAGATGTGACCAGTTCCCTGCACATCAGCGTGCTAGGTAGACCCTCCCCACAGGGAAGCAAACGGCATGTGGGTGGTGGGCGCATGGTCGAGGCTTCCAAGTACCTCCCAGCGTGGAGGAAAGCAGTCTGTGTGGCAGCGCTCCAAGCTGTTCAGGATGAGGTGTGGGAGAAACCCGCAGGCCCGATGGAACTTGCTGTGACCTTCTACCTGGAACGCCCCTCAAGTATCAAGCAGGCGAAACGACCCATGCCGATCAAACCGCCAGACCTGGACAAGCTAGTGCGTGGGATCTGCGATGCACTTTCCGATGCAGGGGTTTGGGAGGATGATGCACAGGTGGTGAAGCTGACCGCGTTCAAAGAGTATGCAGACACGCGGGCACCAGGTTGCGCTATACAAGTCACCCTAATGTGAGCGGTTAGGGCTAGGCTTTGACTATCACTCAATGAAAGGTGGATGGTTGAGATGTTAGAAGGCTTGGAACCTCCCGCGAAAAGTTATTTCTGCAAGGTGGGCACTCTCCTGGTGAGCTTGGATGAGGCAGATGCACAGATCCTGTCAAACGCGCTCGCTGATGAAAGCACTTGGCCTGCTTGGACTCTTTCACAGGCGTTGAAGGCTAAGGGTGCGCCGCTAGGTGATGGCCCGATTAGGAACCATCGGCGTGGCTCCTGCCGCTGTAAGGCTGCTAATGCTTGACGATCTGCAACCAGCTAAGAAGGTTGAGGCACCTAAAGACTTCAGGGCGGGCCTGGACTTTGACGGAAATGAGGGAACCGCTACGACTGAGGGGCTTGCTGAGCCACCTAACTTTGATGAGTTCCTTGAGGATCGCGGATATTCCGCTGATGAGTATGAGATTATTGGCACCCCTCGAACGTCACAGTGGCAACGCTGGGATGGGTTGTGGCTGACCGCGTACCGTTTCCACTTCCGCAAGAAGCTCACAGAGTTTCACCTGCCTACGCTTTACGCTGAGGCTAAGCGCAGCAAACCTAAGACACCTAAGCCGGTGAAATCCGGCAAGACTTTCGTGATATGTCCCGCTGACTTCCAGATTGGCAAGGGCGGTAGCAGGGGAGGGCATGAGGAGTCCATCCAACGCATACACGCCTCCTATGACCGCATTGAGCAGAAACTCAAAGCAGGCAACTATGAGCACATTGTCATCCTTGACATGGGGGATGTGATCGAGGGTGTGAGCAATAAGGCTGACATGGAGCAACTTCAGTCCAACACGCTCAGCCCGATGCAACAGGTAGACCTTGCAAGTGCGCTGCTGTGGGATCTGATGAAACTCGCATCAAAATATGCACCGATAACTTACGGCTCAGTAGCCTCCAACCATTGCCAGTTCAGGGTGAACAAAGCACAGGTGGGCAAACCAGGCCAGGATGATTGGGGTGTCGTAATCCTGCAACAGCTCCGCCGCCTCGCCACAGAGGTAGGGTTGCCCGTCACACGCTGGTTAGTCCCACAACCGCACGATGAGGGTTTCGCTTTCGATGTTTTCGATAACGGTGAACACATCCTCGGTGCGATACATGGGCACCAGGTTGCACGACCTGATGCTTTCGCAGGGTTCTGGGCTAAGGCAGTGTTCAACTCCTCCTACCTTGCAGCAGTGACCACGATGGTTAGCGGTCACTTCCACCATCACAGGTGCGAACAAATCTCTGGCACTGAGAACCGCGAACGGTGGTGGGTGCAAGCCTCCACCTCAGATAGTGGCTCAGACTGGTACACACGCAGGCAGGGCGCAGGCGGGGACTCCACCACAGCGATCACCTGCTTTGAACTCGAGAAGGGCAAACCGTTCAGGGGTACAGTAGAACTGCTATGACAAATGATCCTGATGACTTCATGGAGTTCGCGTTCGATGAACTGCTGAAGGATTACCCACTCGGAGACCTCCCGCCAGTCGAGGTGAAAACAGACAAGTTCAGGGGTGTAGCAACCAACTTCTTTGCCATGCCGATTCAGTTGCTCATGGACTTGAAGGCAGCCCAGCTAGACGATGACGGCAGCGACATCCTCATCCTCTTTGATGCTTGCGAGTTAGCCTTCAGCGAGGAGGACTTTGAAAGGCTCTCAGACCTAAACATCAGGGACTTCGTGCGGGTAGTTCACGCATGGGTTAGCTGGAATCAAAAGCCCAATGGTGTTCAATAAACCCTGCCTCAGATGTGGGGTGCTATCCAAAGACTCTATGTGCCGGAACTGTCATCGAGGGCAGGAACGCATCAGGGATAGGAAACGCGATGCTGACCCTGCACGCAAACTCAAGAAGGCCACCCTATATGGTGCGACTTATCGCAAAGAACGGGAGCTTCTAAAAACCAGGGGGGGGATCTGCTACCTGTGTGGGGAGGTAGTACCACCAGGCACAGGGCAAGCCGATCACCTTCTTCCATCAGATCCGCAATCACCTCTCGCCATCACACATTCGTTCTGCAATCAATCCAGGGGGAACAAAACTTTAGGGGGGTAGGGGAGAGGGGGTAGGGGGGGCAGGGCAGCCCACACACGAACACCCACAAACCACACACCCCGCCACCATCACCAGCACCAACAAAACATTCATCGAACACTTGTTCGTATCACATCCCAGCAAACACGCTACCTCCCCTGGCATCTAATAGGGGCGGGGTAAAACATCAATACTGATAGAGCCAGCACCCCGTAGCCCACCACTTTGCACAGAGGCACGCTTTGGAGGTTTTCAGGGTGCCAGCCCGTTTTGACAGAGTAGACTTGAGGAATGATGTGTTGCGGTTGCGGGGACTTGTGGAAGGATCTCTGCATCGCTGATGACTTGGGTGAATATTGCAGCGCGGATTGTCAGGCTTTGCGCGCTAAGCGTTCTGGAACTAATGTGCCTAAATCAATCCGGTGCGGTTTCTGTGGTGATGGCTTTGTTACGAGGAAATGGAAATCGGTAAAGTATTGTTCCCCTGATTGCAAGGTGGGTGCTAACAGGGTTGCTTCTCGGGAGCGCGCTCGGGCTAAGCGGGAGGCGGCTGGGCCTACAAAGATTTGGCAGTGCGGTTTCTGTGGTGGCGATATGGTGTTCCCAATTTCTTACACGGGTTTCAATAAATACCATGACGATTGCAAAGTGAAGGCTAGGAGGGCGCGCAACAGGATCAAGACTGTTCGCAGGCAGGGCGCTAAAACCTCTGAGCTAATCACCCATGAGGAAATTGCTAAGCGCGATCACTCTATTTGTCATATTTGCGCTGAGCCTGTAGATATGTCACTGCCTCGCACTTCACGCTTTGGGGCTACCCTTGACCATGTGGTGCCTATTGCTAAGGGTGGCGCAGATACTTTAAATAACTTGAAGCTGGCCCATTGGATTTGCAATGTTCGGAAGTCTGACAAATTGGAGATGATTGATGCCTAATCCTGGCAAGTCTGAGGCTTCTAAACAGTTGGTGGGTTCTCGCCACGCTGGGAAGAACAGTGTTTTGGATGTAATTGAGATTGCTCGCGTTCCTGAGCCTTTGCGGAGGCTTGAGAATGATGGCCTTGATTTGTGGCAGCGTACTTGGTCTACGGGCCAGACTTGGATTTCCCAGGAAACCGATATTGAGCTTTTGCAAATGACTTGTGAAATGACTGATGAGCGGGAAGCTTTGCGCGATTATGTTTTGACTAACATGGATGCTTGGCACGAGCGGAAGGCGTTGAGGGAGTTGGATAAGGCGATTGTGTCTAACCTTTCGCTTTTGGGCTTCACCCCTACAGATCGTATGCGCCTCGGCGTTACTCAGGTGAAGGCGAAATCGAAACTTGAGGAGCTGATGGATCGCAGGGCGAGCAGGTTTGAGGATGGAGCAGAGTAGCTGGCCTCCTCGGTGGCTGACCCCTGTTCCTGCTGAGGCGATTAGGCGCGGTAGGCACTTTGAACCTGTTTCGTTATTCGCTGAGGCGTTTGGGATTATCACTAAGGATTCTGTGGCGGGTAAGACTGGCGCGGCTTTGGAGTTGCGACCCTGGCAGGTGAACTTACTCGAACACTTGTTCGCTGTTGAGGGTGGCGGGTATCGTCACCAGTCGCAGCTTGTGGGGATGCCTCGGAAGAATGGGAAATCGGCGCTGGGATCTGTCATTGCGCTTTATGGTTTGATCCTTGGCCCTAAAGGAGGGGAGTGTTACAGCGTAGCCGCCGAGAAAGAACAGGCTCGCATCGTCTTTCAAGATGCTAAGCGGATGATTGAGGCGAGCGAGGAACTGTCTGCAATCACGAAGCTTTATCGGGATGCGATTGAGTTGCCTAGGTTGGGTTCTGTTTATCGCGTGGTGTCTGCTGAGGCGTATAGCAAAGAAGGTCTGTCACCAACTATGACGGTGATGGATGAGGTTCACGCTCAGAAGAACCGCGATCTGTACGACACATTTTCTTTGGCTATGGGTGCGCGTGGGAAGCTCGCCACACTTATCGGCATCACAACTGCTGGGGTGAAGGCTGATAGCACAGGGCGCGACTCAATTGCCTATTCGTTGTATCAGTATGGGCAGAAGGTTGCGCGTGGTGAGGTGGATGACCCTAGTTTTTTCATGGCGTGGTGGGAGTCAGCGGAAGAAGCCGATCATAAGAACCCTGAGACTTGGATGGAGGCGAACCCTGGGTTTGGGGATTTGAACGCGGTGAGCGACTTTGAGAGTGCTGTGAGGCGCACCCCTGAGGCTGAGTTTAGAACCAAGCGATGCAATCAGTGGGTGAGTTCGCAAATGTCGTGGCTGCCAACCGGATCCTGGGAGGCGTGCGAGGGTGAGTTTGTGGTGTCACCTGATGATGAGATTGTGTTGGGATTTGACGGCTCGTTCAGTGGGGATGCCTCGGTCATTGTGGGTGCTGTTGTGCCTAAGGATGATGAGCCGGTCAAAGTGTTTCTGGTGAAGTCGTGGGAGAAAGACTTGAACATCCATGATGATGATTGGCGTGTGGACATTGCCGAGGTCGAGCAGACTGTGCTGGATTTCTGTCAGGCTCACCCTAAGGTGCGCGAGGTCGCGTGTGACCCTTTCCGCTGGCAACGTTCGATGCAGGTTTTGGAGGAGAAGGGTGTGCCCATTGTGGAATGGCCTAGCACCTCAGCCCGCAGAATGGTGCCTGCCTGTAGCAAGGTTTTCGATGCTGTGATGGAGTCAAGGCTGATTCATGACGGTAACCCGATACTTGCCAGACACCTCAGCAACGCGGTCACAAAGATTGACAACATGGGGCCACGCATTGTGAAAGACTCTCGAAACAGCCCGCGCAAGATTGATGCTGCTGTTGCGATGGTGCTTGCAGTAGATAGGGCACTCACAGGCGCTAAACTAGAACCAGTGCCTGAATTCTTTGGATAGGTGTGATGGTCAGTTCAACTTTGCAAATAGTAGGCGCAGCGACAGTCGTTGCAGGCGTGATGCTCATTTCTGTCCCTGTGGGGCTTGTGGTGGGTGGCGCTGTTCTAGTTTTACTCGGATTAGCTTTGGGGCGATAAGTGGTATTCAATAAACTGTGGGAAGATCGGGCAATTAGTTTCCAGTCAATTTGGGAGACTGGTGATGACGTTGCTTTGGGCAATCAGTCAGGCACCCACATTGATGAGGCGAACGCGCTCACCATTGCGGCGGTTCACTCTGCTGTTTCTCTAATCGCTGACACCGTTAGCACTTTGCCGGTGGATTGTTTCTTCCGTTCTGATGGCAACCGCAGACCTTTCCGGCCTAAGCCTTCATGGGTGGGCCAGCCTGATGTGAACTTCAACGGGCACGCTGTTTTCTATAACAGTCTCCTGGTGTCGCTCCTCATTGATGGCAACGCTTTTGTGCGGGTGTTCAGTAACCGCGCTGGCGAGGTTGTGAACCTGGTTGTGTTGAACCCAAACACTGTGGAGATTACCCGCAACCCTAAGGGCTTGCTGGTGTTCACTGTGCAGGGCGAGGATAGGCCACTAACCTCGGAGCAGATTCTTTACATTCCTGACTTGTTGCGCCCTGGTACGGTGCGCGGCGTGTCGCGGGTTCACGCTTTGAAAGAGAACCTGGGGTTGTCTAAGGCGTTGGAACTTTACGCGGCTACCTTCTTTGGGCAGGGCACAACTTTGCAGGGTGTCATTGAGTACCCTGGGGCGCTGACTTTGGAGCAGGCTGATTCTTTGCGCGGTTCATTCGATAACGCTCACAAGGGGTGGCGTAAGAGTGGGCGCACAGGGATTCTAAGCGGTGGTGCGAGCTTCAAAGCGACACAGGCAGACCCAGAGAAGTCGCAAGCATTAGAGGCCCGCAGGATGGCTGTGGAGGATATTGCGCGGATCTGGCGGATACCGTCACACATGCTGAACCTGCCTGGCACAAACACTTATTCGAGCGTTGAACAGAACATGCTTGGTTTTGTGACTCACACGTTGCGCCCTTATGTGACAAAGATTGAGGATGCGATGAGTTCTCTTATGTCGCGTTACCCTGGCGGCGCTGAGAGTTTCATCAAGTTCAACATGAACGGTTTGCTGCGGGCTGACATCCAGAGCCGGTTCAGCGCGTATAGCACTGGGTTGCAGTCTGGGTTCCTGGCAATCAATGACGTGCGCCGCCTCGAGGACTTATCACCACAGGAGGGCGATGCTGCAAGCGCGGTGCGGGTTCCTTTGGCTAACGTAAACCTGTCTGAGTCTGGCGTGAAGGCGCAACGCGAGAAGATTCAAATGGTGCGCGATTTGGTGTTTGCTGGGTTCGACCCCGCTGAGGCTATGGAGATGATTGGGTTGCCTGCTGTGGCTCACACTGGTTTGGCTTCAGTCCAGTTGCAGGGTGTAGCGCAGGTGGATTCTGAGGATCCTGATTCGGTGTATAAGGATGAGGTGACTTGATGGCGCTGACTAACGCGCAATATACAGTTGCTGAGGGCACTCGCGTTCTCATTGCTTCTGCTGACAACATGCCACAGGATGTGATTGTCCATGAGGGTGATCACGCTTCAAGCACTACCTGTTTTCTTGGGGATAGCGCGGTCACTGCGACAACTGGTTTGCACATTCATAATGGCGAAACTCTTTCGCTGACTTTGCGCCCTGGTGATGAGCTTTATGCGTTTTCTTTACAAGGCGATCCCGTGATGCACGTTATACAGATTCAGAAGAATGACTGATGACAGAAGCTAGAGAACTACCGGACAACTACCGGCCCGCCACTAGCGAGGATGTGCCTGAGGGTCGCGCTTGC